GTTCGGACCTCCAAAAAGGTCTCGGCCAAGGTTTCGTCGACTCCAGCCTGTTCGCCGGTTTCCGGCGCGCAGGAGGGCTCCCCCGATTTCTCGGAGGTTTCCTTCGTCTCATCTTCGATGCTCAGACCGGTCGATTGCTCGAGCAGCCAAGCATCGATGCTATCCGGGTTGTGCGCCAGTTCACACTGGCGTTCGCCAAGATTCGCATCGAATGTACTGATGCGCGCAACAAGCGTGCTATCAGTAGGTATCTCGAGTGTGAGCAGGATGTGAAGTCCGCAGACCTAGCATTTCCCTCCTTTCGGGAGGAATTTGCGAAGATGGGGACACTGCTCTTCGGACAGCTTTTGTCCGATCTTGACACTCGTGTCAGGGACGGGCAACTGATGCCACGTCACGGGAATGGTTCGACAGCCGAATCCACACTTGGTAATGCTAAGTGGGACGACTTTGTCTGGACCGCACGCCTCGATAAGGTCTTTCCAGTAATGGAGAACCTTGTGCCAACATACCGGCACACCGAGGTGCTTGACCGTGTTCGCATCCTCGAACCTGGGGACGAACGACCTGTAAAGGTCATGCTCGTTCCCAAGACGCTGAAAACTCCACGGATCATTGCGAAGGAGCCCGTTTGCATGATGTTCATGCAGCTGGGCCTCTTCAAGGCGATCACGGAAGGTATCCAAAGGGATGATCTCCTGAGGAACCTTCTCGGATACCTTGACCAGCAGCCGAACCGTCGACTTGCCCGGAAGGGATCGATCGATGGAACGCTTGCTACGCTCGACTTGAGCGAGGCATCCGACCGAGTTTCCAATCAGCATGTACTAGCGCTGACTCGTCCTTGGACCTTCCTCTCGGAAGGCATCCAGGCTTGCAGATCTAGGAAGGCTGATGTACCTGGCCATGGCGTAGTTCGCCTGGCCAAGTTCGCGTCCATGGGTTCAGCGGTCTGTTTTCCTATGGAAGCGATGGTCTTCACGACCATCGTCTTCCTGGGAATCCAGGACTCGCTCAACCGCCGGTTGACCCGTCGTGATCTTATGGATCACGTGGGTCGGGTGCGCGTCTACGGGGACGACATCATCGTTCCTGTGGAATACTACTCATCCGTGGTGAAGAGACTGGCCAGCTTCGGCATGGTCGTCAACACCGGCAAGTCTTTCGGGACTGGGAAGTTCCGAGAGTCTTGTGGAGGGGACTACTACGATGGACAGGATGTTACACCCGTCCGAGTCCGCGAGGTATTCCCTACATCACGGCAGCACGTAGACGAGATCGTCAGCGCAGTTTCGCTCCGGAACCAGCTCGAAGAGCTGGGTTACTTCCGGACTGCGCGGTATGTGGATCAGCTGGTCGAGGTTTACCTCGGCCCTCTGAAAAGCGTACCACGTCACTCGTCGGCACTGGGCCGATGGTCCTCTCATATTCTTGC